ATCCTGCCTTTGGGTTTGATGTCTTCCGCCCACAGCCAACCGACATCGTACATGGCGTTGTGAAAAATTTTGTCACAGGGCAACGCACAAATTTCTTTGATGAACTCCATTACCCTGTTCTTGGCTAAGTTGTAACCGGCTTCATGGGCAAACGGAAAGTATTCTGCATAACCTTCGCAAGCTACGGATATGCCGACGATCTCTCCATCACCTCTTATATAACCGGGGCCCAAGGACTTCAGGTTGGGGTCACGGGTTTCAAGATCGATGGCAATTTCCTTGGCTTCCTTGAGGGGTTGCGTTGGAAAAGTATCAGGTGGTATCCATTCGGTGGGGGGTTGGAAAGCTTTAAATGCCATATTTTAGTCCCTCGTTTTGAGCGTCAATAAGATAAAGGTTTTCCCGAGTACGGGTTACAGCCACATAAAACTGTCGATGCAGACTGTCTGCATTGATCATGGCATTCATTTTTTGGGCAGGGGACAGGTCCAGAAGAACAGCAACATTATCTGCTTCCCCTCCCTTGGCTTTGTGTATGGTGGATAAGGCTATGCGAGGTTCGCTTTTTAAATCCTCGTTATTGTTCTCTGCTTTTTCTATGAATGCCCTGCGTTCTTCACTGATCTTACGGACAAACACTTCCTGCCATGTTTTGCCCAAGCATTCTTTCTTTAATCCGAACTCGTCAACTATTTGTTTTTTGGTCAGTTCTCGTTCCTTGTTTTCTTCCTTTCCCGGTTTACCCAAAAAACCGCGTTTGACTTCGTTCTTGCTTAAATAATTATAAATACTTTCCAGTTCCCCTATGCTTGTCTTTTTCTTTTTGTTTAGTTTTTTCCAGTTCTCTACCGCTTCTATCATGGAAAAACGTACATAGCGAAAGCCATTATGGGAAAAGGGGTAGCCTCGTTCGATCAAAGTTCTGCGGGTGTTGTAGCCTTCAGCGTCGCCGTTCAGCATGTAATCACAGGAAGCCAAGATCAGCCATTGCCCTTGTTTCAACGGCAAGAATTCCACTGCGTGCAGATAAATCAGTTCCCCTTCATGGTCTCTTGGTAAATAGTTTTTTGGTTGACGCTTCTGGATACGTTTGGCAATGCGTTCCGCTTTGCCGTGTACCTGCTCCGGAATCCGGTAAGACTGCTCAAGCACTATTGTCTTTCCTTCCATGCCAATAAACCGATCAGGACGGGCACCGTTCCATTCATAGATGGCTTGGTCATCATCACCAGCGATATAAGTAATGGGTGTTTCTGCCATAAGTTTCTCGATCAAACGCCAATTCAGTTCCGCCAAGTCCTGTGCTTCATCCACAATCAATACCTCCAAGGGAGGCACTTTACCTTTCTCCAGAAACTCCATGATCATGTCGGCAAAAGAATAGATGCCTTGTTCCTCACGGTACTCCGCCCATGCTTTTGCTATCGGCTCCAATAACGCAGGGACAATGTGGCGCCGCTCTTTGACACCGGTCTTTAATCTTTCAGCCGAAACACTGCGGCAACTGGCTTTGGCGTTTTCAATGATCTGAAAGTACGGGTCTTCCAGCATCGCTTCCAAGGATTTTTTGGTGTTTCCCTGATAGCTTTTCGTCAACGGAAAACGGTACACTTCTAAAAACTCTTTAATATCAACCCCTTCCATTACTCGGGTAATGCCCATGACCCGTTTGCAAAAAGCATGGCTGGTGCAAAAATAAACCAGTTCGTCCTTGTCCAAGCCAAAACGAATACGGGCACGGTTCTTGCCCTCATCTGCGGCTTTTACAGAAAAGGAAATGAAGGCAATTTTGTCGGGAGGGATTCCCTCGTCCAGATGACGTTCAATGTGGCGGAGCAAAGTGGTGGTCTTGCCGGTGCCGGGAGGGCCAAAGTATTTAACGAATTTCACTCATCCTCTCTCATAAACAGTGGAGTCTTCTTCCCCATGTAAGCACCAAGAACATTAAAGTCCATGTACTCTATTGCTTCCTCTTCGCTCATGTCGTGCTTTAATATATCGACGCATTTGTTAAAGCTGTAGATCACCCGATCTTCCGCGGCTACCATGTCGTAACAGTAGCCAATAATGGCTTCATCAAAGCCATCCGCGATCATCATGCCTTCTATCAGGTCCTTATCAATCATCTTCCCAATCCTTTTTTGGTTTGTTGATCTTGAAATCTTTTGCCGTTACCTTGAGTGCGGCAAGATTTGGGGTGTCCATGATCCAAAGGGAGGTGGCGCCACTGCCTTTGTCAATGTATTTTGATGACGTCACTGCGCCCATGTCCTTGAGTTGGCTAAAAATTTCAGCGTCCCGGATTGCTTTCATGCCTTTGTATTCACGTATGTATTTTACCAGATCACGTCCCCTGAACCACCATTCGTGGGGCTTTGTTTCCTCGCTCCGGTATACTGCACCGGCGAGCACCGCAACCCGTGCCGAGGATTCGGTGTTCTTGCAAAATTCCATGATGGCATCCTTGAGCAGTCCTGCCTTGGTCATGTCGGGGGGCACTTCAATTTCCTGTACTCCCTGCAACAGATCATTGATCCTGACTACCCATTCCCTTTTTTTAATGTCCGGAGGGCATTGGTTCAATACTTCCATGCAGCGTTGCTGGAACAAAGAGAAATTATGCAGTTGCCTTGTCTCCAAGACCAATGTCTGTCCTTCAATGTCCAGATGCCATAAGGGAGGATCCGTCAGGTACTTCCTGAGACCGGACAGCTTGACTTCCCGTTCGGAGGCGTCAATGCCGTAGCGCCTTGTCACGCACACCCCGCTCTGGCAATGGTTTACCAGAGGAGGTGTGGTACACTTGTAGCGATAGTCGGATTTCTCCAGACTGTTCATCAAAGTATTCATTTCAGCATGAGAAAGGGGCCTTTTACATGCTGTCCTGTTTACTTCCTGAAGTTTATCTCGCCACTCCTCCCCTTCTGGGTAAACTTTTTTAAAGAATACACCGTAGGAAAAAAGCGCGTTGTTGCGGGTACCTTCAGGTATCCCGTTCAGCTTCATGTGTACTAAGCAAGGCGGTGATTGGTCCCAAAAAGACTCTTTCGGAACCTCCCCGTGTTTACTGTTTGTCTTGACCGGTTTCAGCCGATCCAACTGTTGCTCATTGATGGCTCGTTTGTTCGCCAATTTAATAAACTGGCTCGGGGTCAATGCTTCGCCACTGCCGTTTATGGCATAGCGAGTGGTGTCGCGTCCCCCGAAATAGGGCATGTTGAGCCAATTGCCCGTCTGTTTGTGTTGCTCTACCTGTTTTGACCACTGGTATTGCTTGGGAAAAATCTCATCCTTGGTGCGTCCCATGGCGGCAGCGATCTCTTCGAGTTTGTCCCTGAGTTTGATGGCTTCGATGGGTTGTTCGGTGAACAGGAACAAATGCACCCCACCGGATTTGGTCATACAGGGGACCAAGGGCAGTTGCATGTCTTTGATCAGTTTTTGCAGACGCTTCATGTCCACCGGATATTCGTCAACGTCAATGCATCCCCACTGGCAGGTCTCATCGTCCTTGAGTGGTATGACCCCCAAGGAAACTTCACCATCCAGGTGCTGTTGCCAGCGGACCAAGGACAAAGGCTCCTGCAAGGTACGTCCTCTGCCGTCTTTCTTGATTCCTTTTGCTGTGTGTTTGGTGCCTACTATTTCATAGATGCCGTATGCTCTCTCCAGACCGGAGAAGATTGACATAAACTGTGTTGCTAGTTTGCTCATGCAGGCCCCTGAAGCGGGTCCTTATCTCATCTTTACAATTAGGAGAAAGGACAAGGACCCTAAACCGAAACTTATTCCCAGTCTTTAGAAGATTGATTTTCAATTGCGGTTTTTTCTGAGGACGTTCCTGCAAGTTGTGGTTGCATTCCGCCTTCGGCACAAAAAGTAGCAAACTCCCGTCCCTGTTCAAACAGGGCTTTGCCTGCTTTACCGGACAGCATTGAGTCTACTGCAATATTGTAGCCGTACCAAGAACCCTTATCGTTGGATTCTTCCTTGGCGGTGATCCTATAGAAATAAGCAAAAGAGGGGGGATTAAATTTTCCTTTCTTGCCTGTTTCAAATTGGGAACGCTTCATGTTGTTCCATGCTCTGGAGTGTTTCAACTGTGAGCCGGACATATTAATAACACAACTGAAAGGGTCTTTGTCGATAACAAGATAACCGTATTGGTTGCCTGTGTTTACCAGTTGTGTTTTGCGTCCATCGCTACGTGTCAGAATGTCACGGAACTGTGAATCGCGCTCGGTTCTGTAAATAACATCGGAATCAGCAGGATGCACACCCACAAGACCGCCGCCGTTTTCACGCAGGTTCCATTCAACGTAGTTGCGGTCATACCAGCAGGGAATGAATAAGAATCCTTTCTCGCCGTCGATAACCGTGTTGTTCCCAGTGAATAAAAAATCTCCGGCACGGGCATCGGTGTGATACTCGGGCTTTGATTTTTGCAGGACAGGGGACAGTGCCTGTATAATTTGTATGCGCGGCGTGATTAAATCTTCCGTGCCTACTTCTCCGTGTCCCTCACCGACTGCTTTTTCAAACAGTGCAGTAAGGCTAGTGGTAGACTTACTACCATTGCTCTTTGTTGCCATAACATTTTCCTCTTATAGTTTGTTATTTCGTTATTTTTGTGCGTTGACCTGTGTACACGGAAAAAAGTTTCTGCGTACCGCTGTCGAACGCGGTGTTGCCACTTTCAATAAGCTCCCTGATGGTAGCCTTGAGGGTGGATGGGTGAACGCTTTCCTTTTGAGAAGCCATTAAGCCTTGTTTTTCAAGAGCGTCCATTGTTTCTGTAGCCAGTTCATCTTCGCCTTTACCAAAGGCAACACTGACGATGTTCTTTATAATGTCGCCGAGATCGTTTTCACGGAGCCAATGGTGTGCACTGGTCCTGTTTTTCTCGGTGATACGGGCAGCGTAAAAGGGCTCAACCAAAATTCTTGAGCCATCATCCATGCGGATGTCGGAAATGCCCATGTTCTGCATTTTTAAGGGTATGGTCTCCTCGGAGAGTTCCCGATAGGCTTCCTTGAGCCGTTTCAAGCGTTCCTCGGTATTACCAATAGTGCCGCCCAGCCTGAGCAGCTTATCCATATCTTTACTTAGGGAATCAAGGGAACTGTCGTCAAGTTTTGTAACTTTTTTCTCGACAGCCTGTTCAAAAAGGTCGATAATGTTTTCTCGTTTTTCTTCGTTTCGTTTCATAGCAAATGTCCTCTATTTCAGGTTGCATAGCTATTATAGATCAGCTATACTTTAGTTGTCAACACCGAATTGACTTGAACAAAGGAAAAAAGAATGAGGAACTACGAATACCAGACCGAACCCTATAAGCACCAAGAAAAAACACTGCAAAAATCTGCCTATCGCACGGAGTTTGCCTTGTTTCTTGAAATGGGGTTGGGAAAGTCCAAGATTTTACTGGACAATGCAGCCCTTCTGTTTGAAGAAGGTAAAATAAACGCCCTCTTGGTCGTTACTCCCAAGGGAAATCTGAGGAACTGGGACAAATTAGAAATACCCATACATCTGCCGCAAAGAATCCCACACAAGGTCCTTGTGTGGCAACCCAACCACACGGTAAAATGGAAACGGCAGTATTGCCGACTGGTGCTCGAGGAACATCCCGAAGAACTGGAGATCATGGTAATGAATGTTGAGGCTTTTTCCACGACCAAAGGGGTCAAGTTTGCCAAGGCTTTCGTCTATGGACATGAAACGATGGTGGCAGTCGATGAGAGTACCCTGATCAAGAATCCCAAAGCCATGCGTACCCGAAACCTGCTTGGACTGTCAAAAAGTGCCTTGTATAAAAGAATACTGACCGGCTTTCCTGTTACCAAAACGCCCTTGGATCTTTACAGCCAGTGTGCGTTCCTTAATCCCAACCTTCTGGGGTTCAAGAGTTACTACGCGTTCAAGGCCCGCTATGCGATCACCAGACAAAGGCGGGTAGGCTCACACAGTTTTCAGGAAGTGGTGGGGTTTCACCGGATAGATGAGTTGCAGGACATGCTCAAAGATTTTTCGGTGCGTTACACCAAGGACAAATGCCTTGACCTACCGCCCAAGGTTTACATGAAACGGACAGTGGCGTTGTCGAGTGAACAGAAAAAGGCATACAAGCAGATGAAAAAGGAAGCATTGATGCTGATTGAGAACCAACTTTACACCACGCAGACGGTACTGACGCAGATCATGCGTTTGCAACAGATTGTCGCGGGCAGTATCCGCTCACCGGAAGGGGATTTGGTACTGTTGCCGAACAACAGGGTCAAGGAAACGCTGTCGGTGCTCGAGGAGATTTCGGGGAAGGCAATCATCTTTGCCGTATTCCAAACGGACATAGAGGAGTTGACAAGGGCCATCGGAGATTCTTTCGGGGTGGACAGTGTGGCTTCTTATTATGGCAAGACTTCACAGAAACAACGTGAATGGATACTGGACAAATTCCAGGATAAGGACAGTGATCTGCGTTTTATGGTGTCCAACCCACACACGGGAGGACGGGGACTAACCCTGACTGCGGCTTCCCACATGATTTTTTATTCAAACAGCTACGATCTGGAACTGCGGATACAGGCAGAGGACCGAATTCACCGGATCGGGCAGGAACAAAGCTGCACCTACGTGGATCTGGTATGCGAGAATACCGTGGACGAGAAAATCTTGGCGTCCCTAAAGAACAAGATCAATATATCCAACGAAGTGTTGGGAGAGGCAAGAAAATGGTTTCAATAAAAGAGAAACGCGACCGCCAGATCAATCTGCGGTTAACCGCAACCGAACAGTTGCACCTGAATATTTTGGCACACCAACGCTGGCGCAATGTCAGTGAGTATATAAGGAGACTGGTCAACAGGGATTGGGAGAGGTTGAAGAAGATTGAAGGAATCGCCAAGGTCAATGCGATCGTGGAGAAAGTGGAGGGGTCCGGGGACCACTGGTCAGAGGACATAGAACTGGATCTGGATAAATTTAGGAAGTGAGGAAAACATTATGATTGTATATGACGTAAACGAGAAAGAAGAAGCACAGATTGAAAGAAAAAGAACAGGTATAGAGGTCGAGGGACACTCTCCCCTCGATCCTATGGTAGACAAGCGGGTGCACATTTTGTGCACGGACCACGGTCCTTTCCCGATGAGTTGGGACAACTATGTTGGCAATAATAAGGAAAAAATTGCCTACGGCTGTCCAAAATGCAATGAGGACAGGGTATTACTGGATGTGTCTCTGTCTCGGGAGGATTACCGCAAACTGCAAACCATTGGCTTGGCTTTCTTTGCCACGGCCAACGAACAGATCAGACAGCTTATTGATGAAGATTACCGCAGAAACGGTGAAGCGTACGAAGAACACCTGTCCAACAGGATTGAGCAAGAAAAAGAATGACGGATATGGTGAATCATCCCCCGCATTACAATCAGGGGGACATTGAGTGCATTGACGGGATCGAGGCGAGCATGTCAGCGGTGCAGTTTGAAGGGTATCTGAAAGGAAATCTGATGAAATATGTCTGGCGGTACGGGGACAAGAGTAAACTTCAAGACTTGGAGAAGGCAGAATGGTATCTCCGGAAGCTAATTTCGCATGTCAAAACATTATACGGAAAAAAATCCATCTAATGTTCATCTAAGCCAATAGGGCATTCCCTATAAACCCCCTTTTTATCAAAACATTATATCTTAGACGTGTTTTCACGTTTTTTCAGAAAAATGACTATCAAGCAATCACAACAAAAAGCGTCTAACACAGAGTAAAGTTGATAAGATATAACATATATAGGGGTTTCAATGTTATATGGACCGTCTAAGGTTCGTCTGAGAATCTAAGGAAAAAGGGGTGTTTTTTGCGCGACAGGGGACAAAGGCAAGGTAAAAAAGGTAAACATTAGATGAAATTTGCTTTTTTTGAAGTGTTATGTGCTTGTTTTATAAGAGAAAAATTTTTTAGGGTAAAAAAACACTTACCTTTTGAGCGTTTTTAGGCTAGTTTTCTAAATATGGCAAAAGGTGTATCTAACAATCCAACAGGCAAAAAAGGGCTCACTGACAAGCAGAGAAGATTTGCCCGTGAACTTGTCTATAATGATGGGTCGAAAACGAAAAGAGAGTGTGCGGCTTCTGCCGGTTATGCGGCAAATAGTGCCTCGGTAAAAGCGGCAGAACTTACCAATCCGAGAAAGTTTCCCCTTGTAGTTCGGCATATACAGGAGTTGGAGAAAGAACTTCAGTCCAAATTTGATGTAACTTTTGCTCGGCATGTCCGTAAACTCGCCGAGATACGTGATGAAGCGATGAAGAACGGCAATTTAACTGCCGCCGTGTCCGCAGAAGTACAGAGGGGACGTGCCGCCGGATTATACGTAGAAAGGAAGGAGATTCGTACGGGAACGCTTGATTCTTTGTCTGAGAAAGAGATAAAACAGAAGATAGATGGCTTGCTCGCTGACTATAAACCCTTACTCGAATCCGAAGAAGCGGTATTTGAAGATGTTTAACGCCCGTTCTTTTTGTTGCTTTAATATTCGCTGTATCAGTTTCCGTGTGAGGTTGGCGTAAAAATCCTTTTCGTCAGTAAAGGCACAGGCTTTGCACAACCGAAAGTGAATGGGTGGGCCTGTTCGAGAGCGTATGGTTCGTCCGACAAGTTCTCGGCTCTCTCCTTTTTGCATACAACACTCACAATGCTCTATTTTAAGGGGAGGCACGTTCATCAAGGAAGTTTTATGTTTTCTAGGCTTTCCAGGGATTCTATCTTCTGTTCCAATTTTTCAATATACATTTTCTGTGCAGTAACCCTTTTCCTAAGACCTTTGGCCATGTTTCGCCAATAGACTGTTTCTGCTTGGTCAGAACTAGAATAACCCCAAGCCCGTTCTGTCGAATAATTTTCCTTTGGCTTAGTCATCTGAATACTCACCATTCATAACATCATCAACAACATCTTGAAGCATTTCTTTTGCCTCTTTCTTGTTTGGCGCACAATCTTTGGCTACTGATGCAAAATAGTGAACGCCTAAGTAAACCACATGAGGAACATCTAAGTGTTCCAATGCAATCAAGGCTTCTCGACCTATAGCAAGATAAAGGTTATTGTGTGCTTCTTCTCGTTTTTCTTTGCTTGATTTATTCAATTCCCCACTCTCCGTCTTTCTTGACCCAACCTTTTTCTTGTAGGGATTGTTCCAATTCCGTTTCTTCACGTCTTACTTCCTTTAGCAAGCCTTCCAATTCTTTTCGTCTTGCCTCTAGTTCTTTCTCCCGTTTCATCATTTCTACGGATGTACTCGTTGCTTCAACCATTTCATTCACCTTTGGTTTTTTGTTAATAATTTCTTTTTGAACCGAGGAGTCGCCAACATTTGCTTGAGACGCAAGTACAACTCCCCGATCTTTTGTAAATAGTAGATACAGTCCACCAAAGAAACAAGTCAGGCCACCTGTGCAAGACAGGCTTACCGCTATGGCTTC